TAAACCGTTTCCCCGATCATATTGGCAATGGTTCGCATGATCAAGGCATCCATCTTAACAGTCATGGAGTTGTTGACACTGGTAGTCAACATAGATAGGAACCCGTTTAACTGGTTTGCATTGCTGAAGCTTTCTTTCACCTGCATTTCAGTAAAACTTAAAGGGATCTCAAAAGTGGTTTTTAAGTTAAAAAATTTAGCTGAAACGGTCGGCTGATAAAAAACATCGGGGGAATAGTTAACCCCGTTGGTTAACTTCCAAGAATCACTTTCCGTCGCATCTGGTAGTTCCGCTGTAACCTTCTCAAGGATGCTTCCATACTCCCACGCATCCATTAGGACAGATGGAACCCCACCTGCATATAATCTTTCCTGAAAAATAACCTTTCCAATGTGATTAACCAACTTTTTGACATAAGTATCAAGGTTATCACTATTGACAATAGCAACGCCCACATCCACAACATTTGAAAGATCCTCCTGAATTACTTCGGTTTCTCCCAGGATGCCCTTAGTCGCATCGTTAACCAGCTCATAAATTTGCGTAATTTTCATCTTTTTTTATCCTCTAATAAATGTTTAAAGTCAGTGAACGGCCTACATCTTGCATGATATTGTCCAGAATAACATCTTTTGAAAGTAAAGACAAGTATTCATATTGTTTTTTAACATCCACAACAACATCTTTGACCGAACTATTCCGATCAACTGTTAGGCTGTCATTACTCGTGTTATTACTTCCATCATTATTGACGAAAATATCAGAATTGTAACTTGTAACTTTATTAACACTTTCCCCCTCTCCTGTCCTTGTTTCGACACCATCATCACTTTTTATAACCTCCCTGGTAACCCCTTCTTTAGTAGAATTAAGCTCCATTTGTATATAAACATACCAAACAGTCTTAAACTTCTTAACTAAAATTTGTGCGATTTGCTTTATAGTAAGATCCTCAAAACCACTAAAAAGCAACCTCTTACCATAATCAATGTTTAAAATGATATTAAGGATCTCGTTATCTTCTGACAGTAGAACAGCATCACCAGGCACATAAAGGAAAGGGAAAGGTTCTACCTCTGCAATGGCCGAAAAAAGATCCTTACCATCTAAAAACTCGTGCAACATTACCATTACTCAACCCCCTTATCCCTTTCAACACTGTTTAAAATGTTATCAATTACATCACCAATCACATAATCCACAAGTTCTGCTGTCTCTCGGTCTTTATCCATCTGTTCCTGGATCTCATCCTCCTGGTCCTCCTGTTCCTGGATCTCATCCTCCTGGTCCTCCTGTTCCTGGATCTCATCCTCCTGGTCCTCCTGTTCCTGGATCTCATCCTCCTGTTCCTGGTTCTCATCCTCCTCCTGCTCCTGGATCTCATCCTCCTGTTCCTGGATCTCATCCTCCTGTTCCTGGGTCGCCCCGTCCACGCCCCTACCATCCTCATCCACGCCCCTACCATCCTCAAACCCTGATAGGTCGCCCTCCTCTGCACCAGAATCAGGTAGGTTATTTAAGTTTTGTTTCTTTGTCTGAAGTTCTTGTTTGTCTGTAATATTGCCGGAATTTTCTGTAGAGGAATTCAATGATTTTTCCTCCAAGTTCAATGGCAACCTGTTTGATAAACTCACGTTGTGTTGTGTTAATTTTTCACCTCCTGGAATTTCTGATTTAAGGTCATGGTTCTTTTTATCCCATATGGAATCATAATCAATGGTGATTTTTAAGTTGTATTTTTCGTTTATTAAGTTGATTGCCTCTTTGCGGTTTTTCATCATGTTATTTATGAAGGGATGGAGTTCATCATCCACGGCATCTATCTCACCCGTTGTTAGTCGCTCACTTTTCATATTAAAGTTAGATTTTAAACCAATCTCATTATGCAAACCTCCTTTCAAGTATTGCTGTAGCTCAATTAAGTTGGTTAAGGTGTTGTTTGATCCGGTCGCCGAGTTGTGAACTTTAATACCTTCAAATAAAGCGGAGTCTGCTATAATCCCCATATCGCCTGAAACTATTTTATTTAGAAATGTTTCGGCTGATTGTTTTGTTTTGTCGTCTCCTGCGGATATTAAAGTGTTCATCCTGGAGTTGTAACCAACCATTAGGATGTTGATATCGTTTTCAATCATCATTGTATGATATTTGCTGTATAATGGAATCAACCCGAGTTTAAGGTCATCGTTTCTGATTAAAACCCCGTCATCTTTTAAAGATAAAGTTTTGTTGAAATTAAGGGCAGGATTGGAAATGGTTATAGTTGTTGGATTGTTGTAAGGATCTGGAACCCCTCCCATACCTCCATGAAAGGCGTACAGGTTCCCGTCTACTTCGGTTATAAAGGCGTAACCGTGTTTTTGGAGTAATTTTTCAAGTTCAACCGCCGGAATTGTTGGCGGTAGATTTATGTATTCAAACATGGTTAAAGTTTTTGCCAGCATATAGTTATTGTACTGGATCAAGTTTTGATCTTTCAATTTATAATCATACATTTTTTAAGCTCCTATTGTTTTTCGCATATTTTTAAAAAGTTGCTGATTGCATCGCCTACGTTGTTATCCTGGTAAAATACTCGGTCAGTTTTAAAGAACCATAATACTCGTTCCTGGAGTTTGTTTATTGGTTTGTATATACTGCGATTATAGTTCATGCCAGCATTATAGTAAAGGGAAAAAATTAGGTCTTTATCAGGTTCTTTTAAGTCACTGGTTTTAAGATGTATGTATGTAAAGTAGGTGTCGTTCTTTCCTATAATCTCACATTGGAATAGTGCATCGTTAAAGTCAATAAAATAAGTGAACATAATATCTTTTGGTTTGTATTTATAAGGCAGGTGAGGATAAACATCAAGTTCCCAGGCCCCACCAGTTATCATTGATAATTTAGGATTGTCAAAAGCAAAATACTTGTTGGTGTGTGTGTTGCTTTGCAATGATGAACAGTATTCAACGGCAACGGTTAGTTTCGAATTGCCATATCTATAAACGTCAATATTGCCTTGTTCCATTTTAAGGATATGCTTTAACCCCATCTCAGTAAAATAAGGACAGTATTTATTAACTGTATTGCCAAGCATATAAATCTTTACATCATCACGTTTCCTGACTATTGTTGATACCGTGTTCATGAATAAAACAAACTCATCAACAAGGTAAGTTTTAGCAGTTAAAAACTCATCAAATATTATTGTTGTTATATTCGGGAACGATGTTGATTTATCGTGTTCTGTATCTGATAGGGCAAATGTAAACCCAATTATATTTGAATCGTGATAAATTACTTTCCCTTTTTCATCATAGTTGCATAGATAAAATTTTCCGGCCCAATAATGAACCCCTGTAAATTCCCCTTTTGTGGCTTTATTTACAACGTCATTATCGTTTATTCCTGCAAAGAGTCTGCTACCCCTCCTACCCCTTATATCTTCTTGCCATCGGCGAACGTATGCCATTTGAGAACCTGTTTTAATAAATTCCAGTAGTGCTTTTTTCAATAAGGCATATGTTTTTCCGTTGGATCTTTCACCGAAAATCAAGTTGTATGTTGCTCGCTTTTTATCAATCTTTTTTGTGTTGTAATAGGCAGGTATCATAAGTTTTGATCTCCTTTTAAGATATAACCGTTGTTTAGTTGTGTTAGGAAGTTTTTATACTGATCTGAAATTGATAAAGTAAATTCACATTTTTCAAGATGGATGGACGTTAAAGAATTTACCTGGCATGTGTTGCCCTGGTAGTCTGTTACAAAGTGTTTAAGTTCCTGGTCTATATAGGTGTGAGTCATTTTACCCGTACGGTCGGCAGGTATGTTTAAGGTGTCGTCAAACGATTTAAATACTGTATTTATATCATTGTTGGAAGTTTCAAGTAGGTAGTTCATTCCATTCTGTTTTGACAATCCTGCAATGGTTATTGTTGGTTTTTTACCGTCATAATCCATGTATCTTTTAGCCCCTAAAGTTTTGAAGTTTAAATAAGTGCCTTCAAAATCCCATATTCCTATGGTTTTAATAGTTCCGTCTTGTGTTTTTGGAGATAGCAGCTTTCTATCGAATTTAAAGTAATCACACATTAGTTCCAGTTTTTTAATGATGTTTGCGTTGTATGTTTCAATGTATGGGATATGTTTGTTATAGTTGAATAATTTTAGGCTGTCTGTATCGCTGTAGATATAATCATTCCCCACTGATATAATACCTGTCCACAAGTTCCTCCTGGCGTATGCTGTAACCCATAAACCCCAGGCGTAAAACAAGAACCTTGTTTTTGAATTGTTGTAATTGTCAATTTCATCATCTATGTTGACTTTTTCAACCTTCCATTCCGTGTCATATACAGCATTATCTTTTACGATGTCAGTAACACACATCCCATAAATAGAGTTAAGCATCCCCTTTGAAAGCATATACTCCGTTTCAGATCCTTTTACATCTT